TAACTTGTGTACCCATCGTCATGTAATACTTTTACATAGTTACCAAATCCGTCAGAATCATAACCAGTAGGCTGTACTATTCCATCTTTAACAGCCATTACTGGAGTTCCTGTAGCAACTCCGTAGTCTACGCCTCCATGAGGTCTTCCATAAGAAGGGCTTTTCTTTCCATTAAATACTAAATGTCTTACTTCACCGTAAGAACTGGTTACTCTAGGACTTCCGCTTAGAGGTTTAACTGCTGTATACATAGCTTCTTTGCCGTCGCCACCACCAGTTCCACCACCAGGCTCTTCGTCAGTCATGTCTGTGTTAAATAGTTTGTTTGCTGCGTACGTTGCACCTGTTGCAAGAATAGCAGCCAACCCAAACTTTTTAAACGCGCCACCTTTTCCAGCACCTCCGCCAAATAGAGCGCCTAGGAAAGAGGTTATTCCGCTAAGAACTAACCCACCTATACCGCCCATTAACCCGCCAAGTCCGTTATTTCCTCCACCAGCTAATGTTTCTATTTTAGAGAACTGTTTAATGATGTAACCAAAATCGTCTACGTGTTTATTAAAGTTTTTAGCAGCCGTGGTAAGAAGCGTGTTAGCTTCCATAATTCCTTGAATTTGATAATCAGATGTAGAAGCAATAACATCGGAAGCTGCTGCGTTTCTTTTTGCTTCGCTTTGAGCAATATCTGGAATCAATCCGCTGTCTTTTAATGATTGTAAATCTAATTCTGCACCAGATGCTTTTTGCATAATTGCATTAATGATGCCCATTCGTAGTTCTGGCGATTCACCGAAGTACTGATTTAAATAAGAATAAAGAGCATTACCTGGCTGCAATGATAGAGCAATAGCATCTTTTGTTATTTTCTTTCCACCAGCTGCACTGGTTAATTGCTTCCACACATCGTTAGCAATATCTTCAGGCTTTCTCATAAAGCCATCGGAACCTCGTACATTTATGCCAATCATACGAAGTTTGTTTACGCTAGATGCTTGATTTAAAGCAATAGCGGCAGACATACCACCTTGAATACCTACGCCAGGCGCAAGGTTTGAAAATGTAGCAGCTGCGGACATGGAATCGTTTTTTCCAAATCCTGGGAGCATTCCAGCGCTCAAACCCATCATTGCTGCACGGGCTGCGTCTTCCGGCTCAATTCCTGTTCCAGTTTGCATCGCTCCGCTAATCATGCGGCGAGCTCCGCCGTTAGTCATGAAGTTTAAGCGGGATTCAGTAAAGTTACGTTCAATTGCTTGTTGATTTGTAGGAAGCATTGTTGCAGCAAGACCGATACCCGCTACAGCGTATGGAAGAGCTCTAGCTACTGCTCCACCAAAACTCATACCACTAGATGATTCATTAGCTGCTTGTTGGTTTCTATTAGGAGGTTGTACAAACCCTCCTAAAGAACCAGCACCAGGCATTTGTGGAACTCCAGGTCCGCCTCCGCCTGCTACGGCAAAAGCTCCAGTTCCTTTTCCTGCTTTTAAATTAGCTGCGATGTCAGCAGATAGTTCTTTTGTTTTTTGAAGAACTTGATTTAATTTATTGTATTCTTCACGTAGGTCAGTAACTAGCTGAATTTTTTTAGCTTGGCCGCTACCGCCAAGGTTCATTCCACCAAGAACACTCATCTGCTAATCACCTCCTACTTACGTTTAGCTCTTGAAATCCAATTAAATCGTTCTCTAACTGATAAAGAACGAATATCTTCTAACGTCCATCCTGGAAACGAACGTGTCAAAAATTCGTACTGGTCTAACAGGTTCTCATAATCCTCGTCTTTATAGACGAAACAAGTCGGCCAGGCTTAGTGGCATAGCTATATCTTCACCACATGCCTCACAGGCCGTACTCACCTCCCCGAGGCGGGGTCCTGGATTACGAGTTAAAATTTCTTCAATGATTTTACTTCTGTCAGACATTCCTAGTTTTAATACAGAAACCGCTCCTAAAGAGGGTGCTCCGTTAATAGTAGAAATGCATCCAGCAAGAAGCATTGTGTTTAACTCTGCCACGGTTTTATCCGTGTTTTCCATGAGTTTTCTTTGAACTGACCCATTAGGTAAACTAACAAGAACTTCTCCTAATTTTGATTCATAGACAAAGGTTCTATCTTCAATAGGGTCCGCAAGTTCACGCACTGGTATGCCGTCTTTTATATCCACTGTTACGTCTAGAGCTGTCTTACAAAATGGGCAAGTGATATTAAAATCAACTTTAGACCCAAAGGTAACGCATCGAATTCCAACAAGAATTGCGTCTCGGTCACCTGATAGCAGGCTGTCCAAGTCTTCTTTGTTGGCCTTCTCCATACCTAAGCTAACAAGTCCTCGTTGTAGCATTACGTTCAATGCTCTTCCAATAGACCCTGCTTTAGATATAGCTTCTTCATCTACACCCGTCAATTCACGCACTTCTGCGTATTTGACTAGGGACCCTTCCCGATTGATATACCCCCCGGGAAGAGTCACCTCTGAATTTGAAGGCGGTACAGTCTTTACTGCAACTGCAGGCTCTTCAATACTCTTGGTCAATTTATCGAGTAGTGACTGGTCTGTAACTAGTTGTTCTGCCACGATTTATTCTCCTTAGTTAGTTTGTTTAACCTTTTGCATCTCCAGCACGAACATCTCCAGTTGCTCCTGTAAAGGAGACTGAAAGACCTTCATGTACTAGTTGCATTGTTTCAAATAGAATTTGGTTATCTGTTGCGTTTAAATCTGAGTAACTTAGGCTTGAAATCCAAGCGTTGTGAATCTTGAAGCGCATCTTAAATGCGTTCTCTCCATTATCCGCAACTGGATGGTCCATAACCCAAATGTTAACATCACAACGGAATGAGCTTGTTCCTGCTCCTACAGCAATACCGTCTCCGGCAGCTGCAGCAAACATTCCACGCATCCAGTTGATTGCTTGGTCATTTCCAAACAGTGTTCCTCTTTGGAAGGTGACTGGTGAAAATGTTGTCATACCAGGAACTTGGTGCAACGTAGTGTTGTATCCACCTTCACGGTATCCAATGCTCTGTGTGTTAATAGATAACCCAGAGATATTTGTAAAGCCTCCACTGAAAGTAGTGAAGTCTTTTGTTGCATACGCCTTAGTTTCTGTAGGCGTAAATTGCGCATAGAATCTAAAACTGCGAAGTGGGTCTGTCGCAAGTTTAGAAAAGCGCGAGATATTACTGGTGGCCATGTTTTATTCTCCTTACGCCACAGTGACGGTGCTGCCACCATCATACTGACCGATTTTGATTACAACGAATTCAGCTGGTCTTTGGAGGGCCACTCCAATTTCCATATTAACTTCTCCATTGTCTACCTTGATAAGTGGGTTAGTTGAGCTATCGCACTTAACAAAGAATGCATCTGCTGGGGTTGCTCCACGTAGACCGCCTTGTGACCAGTAGTCAGTTAGGAAACCTTCCAGAGAAGCTGTGATACGACGCCATAGTACTGCATCGTTAGGTTCAAATACTGCAAAGGTTGTTAAATCAGTTAGCGCTTTGCGTAGATAAATTAGGGAACGACGAACTGGTACGTAACGGTCTGCGTATCCTGCTTTAAGAGTACGAGAACCCATTACTACAATTCCTGAACCTGGGATAAATCGAATAGCGTTTACAGGCGCAGATGCACTGTTCATTGTGTCTAAGTTAGCGTTAGTCAACTTAGTAACAGCAACTGCTCCAGCAATTCTATTGTTTACACCAGCTGGTGCCTTGAATACTCCACGAGACACATCTGTTGAGATGTATTGTCCAACAATTGCTCCACCGCAGAAAGCTGTTTCTGTAGCTCCTGGGCTTGAAGAGGTTGGGCTTGGAATAGTTAAGTTAGGGTAATACACGGCTCCAAGAGAAGAGCTTGTATAAGCAGCAGCACGTGTCATTTGATTTGCTACCGTATCGTTCATAGCGTCAATAACTACAAACACATCATCGCGTCCTTCAGCATAAGAAAGAATGTTGTTAACAGCAGCTGAAGTTGTTACTCCAGGTGCGTTAAGCACTAATGGGCTTGTTACTGTGTCAAAAGCAGGCATTCCGTTTGCAATATCTGATTCTGTTACTGCTGAACCTGTTGCGCCTGATGCAAGTGGCTCT